CGCGTCGGCGTCGTCAAGCAACGCCCGACCGGCAGACGTCGCAGTCCCGTAGGCCCACACGCCCGCTCCGGTGCTGTATGGGTAGCGGTCGGCCGCCGAAACCACGCCAACGTCCGTCCAGTCCGTAAGCGCCGCCGACCCAGGCTGGCAGAGCGCAAGGCTCGACTCCGCGACGGTCATCCGGTCCGCAAGCGCGTCGAGCCCCGCCTCCACCTGGGTCGGGTCCGGGTTCGTCCAGTCGCCGCCATCGGCCGGCGTGTAGTCGAGGTCGCCCGCGTCGGACGATGCCGCGAGGTAGGCCGTAGACGCCGTGGTCGCCGCGGTCCCGAGCTCGAGCGCGGTGCGAAAAGCCGGGGCATCGGTCACGCCCGATCCGTCGCCCTCGACTCCGCTCGGCGGCGGGGTGTAGCCCGATCCGGCCCATGCGGGCACGGCCAGCATGAGCGCCGCGACGACTGCCCAGAGTCTCACCACGGGACCTCCGATAGCCCTGTCCGGTAGGCGACCAGGGTCACGTCGAGCTCCTGATTAGTCAGGAGCGCCGTCTGCGTGCGCAGGCCAATGAGCCCTGCCCCTGCCGATACGGTGTGCGTCCCCATCGAATGCAGCGGGCCGCCGGTCGGCCCCGTCCAGATGGTGAGCGTGGTCCCGCTCCGCTCCAGCACGGCATCCACGCGAGCGCCCACGCCGGTCTCCACCGCCGTGTATGCGTCGTAAGACTCCCATCGCGCGGTCCCCGTCGACGAGGACAGCCGATAGAGGGTTCCTGTTCCCTCTCTGACTCTTTCGTTCGTGTAATAGGCGCCGACCCCGAACCAAGAATTCGCGGCGGCACTCGGGCCGTCAACGAATACTGGCCCGGCAACGGCCACGGACAGGTAATCATCCCACCCCGTCGGTGTCATGACGTACCGCATTGCGACGCGGAAGTCGCCGGCCCCGATGGATCGCAGGATGCCGAGTGTTCGGTTGGCCGTGCCGTAGTCCGTCGAGCAGTCCGAATCCAGATTGGCGCGGACGCGGAGCACGCGCCCTGCAATCATGTAGCGGCAGACGCCGTTGCTCGCGCCCGCCGCCTCAGCGTCCGGCCAGTTGCCGAGCACGATGGCGTCGAGTTCGTCGCCTGCCTGCGCGTTGCACGGGTCGGCCCAATCGTAGGTCCCGCACGCCCCAGCCGATTCCAGCGCGTCGACCCGACCGGCGAGCTGGTCGAGCGCGTCGGAGCACTCGCCGGGGTCGATGCCGCCCGACCAGTCGCCGAGCGTCGCAGGCGTGTACGTCAGCTCGGTAGCGTCAGACGCACCGCCACCTCCGGCCGGCGGCGTGTACCCTGACCCGGCGAGCACCACGGCCGGCACAAGCAGGCAGAACGCGAGGATGGCCCTGGTCATGGCGTCGCCCGGAAGTAGCCGCACAACTGGCCGGTGACGCCGGCGGCGCCGGCACGGAGCGCGATGGTCTGCGTGGAGAGCCCCCGGAGCGGCAGAACCCACACCCCGCCGCTCGGCACGAGGCGTTTGTTGGTCGTGTCCGCCCCGCACGAGGCGCCCGCTGCGAGGCAGATGAACAGGCTCGCAGAGGTATTGGCGACGCTGATTTCCGTCCAGTACAGGCCGGACCCGAGCGCGCCGGAGCCCAGCGCGTTTTCCAGACCCGAGCTCGTGAAGTCCGACCAGGCCGCGCCGATGGTCACGTCCTGACATCCGGACTTGGTGCCGCGCACGTCCTGCGCGTCCTCCGCGCGGGCGAGCCCCGCGACTCCGAGCACGCACCCCATGACCACGACCCACGCGACCACGCGCGCCCACGTCGGCATGATGAGGTCTCTCACGGTACAGCCTCCACCGCGGCACGGAGCGCCGCCCAGGGCATGGCAGGACCGGGGTCCGCCTTGCCGATTTGAATGTCACAGTGACCGACCCACCGGCGCCCGTCCCGGAGCGCGCGGACCTGCGTGGCGAGCTGCGCGGCGAGCACCACCACCTGCTCGGCCTGCGCCGCGGTGTAGGGCTCGCACCAGACGTCGCCGATCTTCACGGGCGCTGCGCCCTTGTAGGCGCCGCCGTAGCCGTCCACGAAACCGCCGCTACCGTCCGGCGCCCGGCGCAGGATGCCGACGTTTTCGAGGTCGATGCCGATGGACATGGCATTCACGCCGCGCCGCGCTCGCCCGGTCGGGTCAACCCACGTCGAGCCGCCCGCATGCCAGGTGCGCTCCGGGAGCTCGGCCGCCTGGAGCACCCGACCGTCCCGCAGGATGACGAAGTGCGTGGAGGTCTGGCGCCCGTCGTCCGCGAGCCATGCGCGCATCCGCGCCTCGTTCGCGTCGCCCGGCGCCCGCGGTGGACTGCCCGTCCAGTGCAGGACGGCGCATTCGACCGGAATCACTCGCGCGTCGCCTGCGCGGTACAGCTTCTTGCACGGCACACGGATCGTGTCCATGCGCGTCACGCCTTGCGCAGGTGCGGCACGATGGCCGCTGCACGCTTCGGGTCATGTGGGTTCATGGCTGACATGAGGGGCACTGTAGCGCAACGATGCTTCGATTTGTAGAATCAGGGCATGCCTGGTGCGCCGAAGTCCCGAGTCAAGCAGGCCGCCGCGAATCGAGGCCCGATCCAGCGCCGCAGCGTCGCCGCCTGGCAGGACGAGGTCCTCATCGACGCCCTGTGCGCAGACCTCGCCGTCGGGTGCTCCTACGAGACCACCGGACTGGCCCACGGGCTCGGACCGTCGACCCTCGGCGGATGGGTCCGCGACGCCGTCGCCGCGTGCGACGCGCTCGCTGCCGACCCGGACAAGGACGTCGGCATGGACCCGGCGAAGCTCGCCGCTGCGGTGCGTCTAGTGCGCGCGCACGCTGGGGCGTCGCAGGAGCTGGAGCGAAAGCTCCACGCCGGCGAGGTGTGGGCCCTTGAGATCCTGTCTCGGCGCCACCGGCAGACGTGGGGCCGGAGCGACACGATCGCAATCGGTAGCGCGGATCCAGGGCGCGAGGTGGCCGTCCTGCTCGGGGCGCTCGCCGCGGTGGCGAAGCCGGACGCGTGAGCGCCCTCACCGTCGCAGGCCTCGCGCCCGGCATGAGCGAGTGGCAGCGGGACCTTCTGCGCTACGTGCTCCGCCCCCAGGGCGGCGCCATCGCGGGCATCGCAGGTGGGAAGAGGTGTGGCAAGTCCGTGGCGGCCTGCGCTGCCGCGGCGATGCTGGCCGTCACCTGCGACGTGCCGGCCAATCAGATCGCCGTGGTCATGGACACCTTCAGCCGCCTCCGAGACGTGCACCTCCCCATCATGTCGCAGCTCGCCCCATCGGTCGGGGGAAGGTGGTGCGCGGGGGACCACGAGTATCGATGGCCGGGTGGGGCCGTCGTGCGCTTCCGACACCTGGACGTCGCGGGCTCGCCCACCGCCGGCAACCCGCTCGAGGGCCAGACCCTCTCGGCCATCGTCGGGGACGAGCTCCAAGAGGCGCACGTCGACTATGGGACCATCTTCCGGGAACGGCTCTCGCGCGACCTGCCCGTGCGCGTGATCGATGCGGACGGGCGCGACCGCGAGGTCATGCGCGCGCCCGTCCTTGTCATGATCGGACTGCCGATGCGGACGTGGTGGATCTCGCTGGCCCGCGACCTCGGCGGGCGCGTCTACCGCCCCAAGACCCGGGACAATGAGGCGAACCTGGCCCCCGGCTACGAGGCCGCGCTGAGGGCGTCGATGACGGAGCGCTACGCCCGGTCGATGCTCGACGGCGAGGATTGGACGCCGGAGGGGCAGATCCTCTACGGCTTCAGCGCGCAGGACTATCCGGCCGGCAACGTCCTGCGCGGGGTCGTGCTCGACTTCCGCCGCATGCGGACGATGCTCTCCGGCGACCTCGGCTACCGTTCGCCGCACTTTCTCCTGCACGTCGAGGTCTGGCCGGGCGTCTGGTGCGTGGTCCGCGAGTGGGCGCCCGACGGCGTGGCCCTCCCCGACCTCTGCGACGTCCTCGCGGCGGACGTGTGCCCGCGGCGAGACTGGTCTCCCGGGTGCGGACGGCTCCCGGTGGACGAGCTGGTGGTCGACCCGGCCGGCGCCGCGACGAACGACCAGACGGGCCACCCCGACCTGGAGCTGCTCGCCCGCCCCCAGCCGCACGGGCTCGGGCTCTGGCCGATGGTGGAGCCGCAGGGCCCGCGGCGTGCCGTCGTGCCCGGGCTCCAGCGGATGAACGTCTCACTGGAAAAGCGTCTGCTTCTCATGTCGGGCGGCGTCTACGACGGTGGCCTCGCCGCGCCGGAGGGCAAGCGGACGCTCATCCGGTGCGTTCAGGGCTACCAGTGGGATCCGCGCGATCCGAGCAGGCCGCACAAGCCGAGCCACGACACGGTCTCTCACGGGGTCGACGCGTGGCGCTATGGCTGGCGGCGCGTCGGGTGGGACGCGATGCCGGTCCCGGCGGATGTGGGGCCGGTCGCGACGCGCGAGCCCGAGGGCCCCTCGCTGTGGGACGCGGCACGGGATGCGCGGTGACCCGTCGCCGCCGATGCTACGATTTAAAGCACAGACTTGCACCCACATGATGCGATTTGTAGACTCTGGCCGGACACCCGCTCACCCGACGCCCCAAGGTGCGGAGATGTGACCCGTCATGCGCCTGAGCCCTTCGACCGCCACGCCTGAGCGCGCCGCCCAGATGCGCGATGCGAGCGTGCGGCCGGAAGCGCCGCTCGGCAGGTCGGGCAAGCCCCTGGCGGGCGGGCGGGTCGCAGGCTTCGAGCACAACGTGCGGCTCCAGGGCCCGCAGAAGCTCATGGCGGCCTATCGCAAGGCGGAGCGCAACCCGGCAGTGGCCGCCGGGTGGTCCTGCATGCGGTCCTTCATGCTCTCGGCCGAATGGGACGTCGAGGCGGCCGACGACTCCGACCTTGCCCAGCGCGCGGCGGCGCACGTGCGCGCCAACCTGGGCATCGGTCGCACGAAGAGCGCGACCGGGAAGGCCTGGGAACGGCTTCTCGCGGAGTTCCTCGCCGTCCGTAACCGCGGCTTCGGCTGGTGGGAGCTTGTCTGTCGCGAGGGCGCGGACGGCCAGTGGTACACGCACTGCCTCTGGCGCGACCCCGGGTCCGTCTCTGCGTGGATCGTCGACGACTGGGAGTGCCTGGTCGGCATCTGCCAGTCCGCAGGCTGGCTCACGGGATCCGCAGAGATCCCCATGTCCCGCGTGCTCTACATGGCGCGCGAGGCCGAGGGGACGAACTTCGAGGGGATCGGGCTGCTCCGGAGCGCGGAACCGCTGGCCCGCGACCACGACCGGACCATGCAGGCCCTCATGGTCGCGGTGCAGCGGTGGGCCATCGGCACGCCTGACCTGGTGATGAACCGGGAGCGGTGGCGCCAGACGCACCCGGGCGGGACAGACCAGCAGTACGAGGCCGAGGTCGCCGAATGGAAGCGGTGGCTTTCCAAGTACGCATCCTTCGAGCACGGCTTCATCGTCCGCGAGGACCACGTCACGCTCGGGACATTCGGTGGTGATGGACAGAACTCCACCGAGTTCGCGAACACCCTGAACCTCCAGGCGCGACTGATCCTCACCGCGTACCTCGCGCAGTTCCTCGCGCTCGGTTCGGAGGGCTCCGGCGGCTCGTACTCGCTCGGCGAGACGCACGCAGAGACGGCACAGCAGGCCGGCGAGAACGAGCTGGAGGCCGTGCGCGACGACCTCACGACCAGCCTGATTCCGCGGATGGTCCGGTGGGGCCTCGGCGCGGACGTGCCCGACGAGGCGATGCCGCGGCTGACCTTCTCGGGCCTTCGGGCGCCGCTGTGGGTCTCGCTCATCGACCGCTTGCCGGCCGCTTTCTCCGCGCTCGGCATCACGCCGCAGACCGCGCTGGAGACTGAGGTCTTGCGCGAGCTGGGCTTCAAGGCCGAGGCCATCGACCGCAGCCCGGCGGACCGACTGCGTGGCACGGCTGGGCGCCCGCCGGTCGCACCGCCGCCCGGCCCCGTGGCCATCCGGGGGGCGCCGTGACGACGCCGCGCCCCGACGGCCCCATCGGCCCGCTGGCCATTCACCCAGACCACGCGGTCGCCGCCTTCTCGTGGCCGCCGCGCGAGGCGCCGGCCGTCGCTCCGGGGGCGGACGTGGCCCGCATCCGCATCGAAGGGCCGCTCTCATCCGACGACTGGTGGGGCACATCGTACGCCGCCATCCAGTCGCGGCTCGCCGATGCCGTTGCGGACCAGGCCGTCCGCGCCATCGTCCTCGACATCGACTCTCCGGGAGGGACCGTCTCGGGCATCGCCGAGACCGTGGCCGCCGTGGAGCGCGCCCGCGAGGCCAAGCCGGTCATCGCTTACGTGCGTGGCATGGCGGCGTCCGCGGCGTATTGGCTCGCCGCCGCGTGCGACCGAATCGTCGCGGTCGACACCGCCCAGGCCGGGTGCGTCGGCGCCATCTGCACCGTGCTCTACCTCGCCCCGGCCATGCGCAAGATGGGCGCCGAGGTCTACCGCTACACTTCGAGCCGAACGCCTCTCAAGGCGCCGGAGCCAGGCACGGAGGCTTTCGACGCCGAGCGTCAGCGTCTCATCGACGCGGCCGGCGACCTCTTCCTGGCACACCTGGCCCGTCTGCGTGGCCCGGCCGGAATGGATCTCGACGCGGCCGCGGAGCTCTACCAGCGCGGGCGGATGCTCTCGGCGCCCGCAGCGGTCGCCGCCGGCTGGGTCGATGCCGTCGTCGCCCCCGGCGCCGAGAGCGCGGACGCGTGGCTCATGCACGGCGGCTCCCCACCGCCCGACGAGCCGGAATCGCCGTTTCCCTTCCTTCACCTCTTTCACCGGGCCGAGGCGGCCCATTACCCCGAGGAGGGCGCCATGCCCAAGACCCCCGAGGGCGCGGCGGGTGCCGCGACCCCGACCGCGAGCGAGGCCGCCGAGGCCGCCTTCCTCGCGCAGATCAAGACCTTGACGGAGGCCAACGCCGCCGCCGTCGAGCGCGCCGAGGCCGCCGAGCGCAAGCTCGCGGCGGACGCGGCGGAGCGCGCCGGCCTCGCCGGTCGCGTGGCGCAGCTCGAAGCGCAGGCCAAGGCCCACGCCGAGGCCGCCGAGCGGCGCGAGGTCGCTGCGCTCATCGACGCGGCCGTCGCCCGCGGCGCCATCGACCCGGGCCAGCGGGCGCGACGCGAGGCCTTCGCCGCGAAGCACGGCCGCGAGGCGCTCGCCGAGGTGCTCGCCGACATCCCCGACGAGGCGGCCGGGCCCCGGTCCGTGCTGACCAGCGGGCGCGTGGCGCCTGGCGAGCCGCCCGACGAGGTGGCGAAGGCCCGAGAGAAGGCGCAGGCGGAAATCAACGCGGCCACGCGGAAGGGGGCCTGAGATGAAGGGCAACGTCACATCCGTCGTCCTGAGCGGCGCGGGCACGAAGGGCTACTGCGGCCGGCTCAACGGCAGCTACTCCGGCACGTTGCCGGTCGCGCTCATCGGGAGCGATGGCACGACCGCCACGGCGCACCGGAACATGGGGATCTTCATGGAGTCCTACGACTCCGGCGATCTGGGCTCGCTCCAGACCGACGGGGTCTGCGAGTTCGCGGTGGCCGGTGGTGTGATCGCCCCCGGCATTCTCTGCACCACGTCCGCGGCCGGCAAGGTCGTGGCGGCTGCGAGCGGAGATCGCGCGTTCCTGCGGATGATCGGCGGCAAGTCGTCGACCGGCGCGACCGCGGACGGCGCGCTCTGCACCGTCGAGATCCTCCCCACCTACATCGACATCGCCTGAGGAGGACCACGACATGAGCACGCAGGACACTCTCTCCCCCGTCCCGTACCCGCTCTTCTCGGCGGCCATCGGGGCGATCTCGAAGCTCCGACTCGTGTGCGCGGCCATCGGTCCGATCCAGGTGCCTTCCGGGCAGGGCCGCCAGACCGGCACGATCTTCGTCGCCAACACGGTCGAGTTCGACGGTGGCCCGCAGACCAGCGAGACGGGTCTGGAGGCCGACTACCCGCTGCTGCCGGGCAATCTCGACACGACCGTGACCTACACCCTCAAGGAGCACAAGCACTACGACCGGGTCCTCGACCGGCACGAGCGGTGGAATCAGGGCACCGGGCCGCTCGCGCTGAAGGCCGGCGTGCGCATCGGCCGCAAGCTCGGCAAAGACATGGAGCGCGCCCTCGCCACGGTGCTCTTCTCGACGTCGAACTTCAACAACTCGGCGGTCGTGGATCTCGGCGGCGGCGGCGTCCAGTGGTCGACGTTCTCGACCGCGAAGCCCGATCTGGACATCAAGAAGGCGCTCATCGCTTTCCGCGAGCAGTCCGAGGTCGACGCGACGCACATCGTCATCGGACGGCAGGCGCTCGACGCCTACGCGTCCTGTCTCTACTCGATGGACGTGCAGGTCGTCACCAGCGGCGGCGCCACGGGCCAGGCCCTCACCGAGGAGGCGGCGGTCCAGCGGATCGAGCGACTCCACAACGTCAAGGTGCTGGTGGGCGCCGAGCGCTACAACTCGGCCGCGCCGGGCCTCTCGAAGTCGGGCGCCTACATCTGGGGCAAGGGCTTCTGGGTCGGCTGCCTCGGCGACGTCGAGAATGCGTCGATGACGGACGCCGGCCTGAGCCTGGACGCGCGCGCCGTGGCGGTCGTCGTCGATGCCGAGGCCGGGTCCGCGTCTGGCCTCGACATGAGCGGCGCCGCGCTGCCGATCAACATCGAGGCCAACGCCCAACTGCCCCCGAAGGCCAAGGCGACCATCGTCTCCGGCGAGGCCTACTGGGACGTCGTGCTCTGCAAGGCCGAGCTCGGCTACTACGTCACGGCCGTCGTGGCCTGAGAAGGGATCGCCATGCCGCTCTACACCTACGCCCCGCTGCACAAGACCCAGGTCCCCCGGCTCGGGATCGCCGGGCCCGGCGAGTACGAGATCAGCGAGGCCGATGCAGCCGAGCTGAACGGCCGCATCGAGGGCAAGGACGGCGCGCCCGCGCTGACCCTCGCTGGCGGCGCGCCCAAGGTCACCAAGGGAGATCCGAAGCCCAAGGCCGCCAAGGCCCCCGCCGCCCCCGACCCGGGGACTGAGACGACCTGATGCTCGACGCCCCGGCCATCGCGACCGCGGCGGTCGGGGGCGTCCCCTTTCTGCCGCACGCCGACGCCCGCGTGGGGCCCGGTGTGCGGTCCTCGCGCCTGGACGCCATCATCAAGCGTCGGGACGCGATCGTGGAGCGAGCCGGGGAGTCAGTGCGTGACGACCTCGCGCGCCTGGCGGACGAGCTGGGCAAGCGCGTGGTCGACATGCTCGCCGACAAGGCCGGCGGCGACCCTCTGCGCCTCGCCGTCGACACGACGTCCCTGGATGAGATCCTCGACCTGCTCTACGAGCTCGGCGTGAACGACTCGCAGCGGGCGTGGTTCGACCACCTCCGAGAGCTGGCCGGGCTCGCGGAGGACGCGGCGCTCGCCGTGGGCATGGAGCGCGACGCGGTCAGTCTCGACCAGGAGGCGCTCGCGTCCGCTCTGGAGGCCCGCTACCAGGACGCGGCCACCTGGTGGGACGCGACCATCGAGCGGCCGCTGGCGCAGACCATCCTCGACGGACTTCACGACGCGCGGGCGCTGACCTCCACCGCGGAGATCGCCGAGCGCATCTCGAACCGGGCGCGCATCTCCATCCCGGCGGCGTGGTCGGAGGCGACCACGCAGACGGCGGTGGTGGATCGTTTCGTCTCGGCGGAGATCGCCCAGAGCGCCGACCCGGACGGCGACGCCCTGCGCTGGGCCTACCTCGGCCCGGTCGACGGCATTCAGCGTCGATTCTGTCAGCACCTCACGGGGCGGTACTTCCGATTCGCAGACCTCGGCGCGTTGGACAACGGGACGGCGCTGCCGCATCCCATCTACTCGGGCGGCGGCTACCGCTGTCGGCACCGGTGGGCGCAGGCGCCCGCCGCCTTCTGGAAGGCCCGCGGGCTTGCCGAGGGCACGGCCGGCGACGTGGCGGCCGCGAACGCGGGAGCGCGCCGATGATGCGTAAGGTCTGCATCGGCTACGACCACCGATTCCGGTGGGCGCCGCCCGATCCGTACGAGATGCAGGTGACGGATCCGACCCTGACGGTGCACTGGCCAGGGGGCCAGGAGACGTACACGCTGACCTTCCCCGGCTACGCTGAGGTGACCGCCATCTCCGACGACCGGCGCACGCTCACGGTCACCTGGAGCGCCGGCGCGTGGGACATGGGCGATCCGGCTCCGGTCGCCGCTCGCGTCGCCGCCGCAGAGCTGGGGCAGGTCAACGTGCGCGTGGTCCGCCTGAGCGACGGCGACCAGGTCGAGCTGGAGTCGCCCTTGCCCGACGCCATCACCGCCGTCGGCGCCGTGCTGCGGGCCCTCGTGTGCGCCGTGACCATCCCACTCGCGGACGTGCCTGCGACCCCCGTGCGCCCCGTGCGCTTCTCGGTCGAGTATGCCTCGCTCACCGGCGGATCCACGTCCATCATCGACCGCCTGGACATGGGCGTCCTGGCCGTGGTCCGACACCCATTCTCCACCGGGCTCGTCGACGGCGAGCTGACTCGGATCGCCGGGTGGACCCGAAACGCTTACCCCGCTGGGCAGTCCGGCTTGGGCGACGCCATCTCGTCGAGCCTCGACACCCTCATCGGGCACATACGCCACCGGCGACCGGACCTCTACGAGGACCAGCTCGCGGGCCCGCAGTTCCGCCGCGCCCACGCCATCCTCGCGCAGCTCGCCATCCTCGACGACTACATCGCCCGCGGGCAGGACCGGGGCGCCGCGCGCGACCGGCTCGCCGCCGAGCTGGACGCCGAGCTCGACCGTGTCTTCGCCGCCCTGGAGTGGGTCGACGCCAACGACGATGGCGAGGCCGACGACACGCAGGCGGCCGGCGGCATCGTCGGGGGCATGGGCATCGCGGACTCGGCGCTCTGCGACACGAGCGCGGACGAGGACGCACAGCCAGTGACCTACACGCGCATCGGCATGGGGGACGACCGGTGAGCGTCACGGTCAAGCGCAGCGGCGCGCGCACGCCCCTGGCCCTGTGGGACGAGCTGGCGACGCGCCAGCTCGGCGCGGTGGTCGCGGCGGCCATCGTGGAGCGAACCTTTCACCGCGGGCAGGGCGACGACGATGGAGCGCTCGCCCCCTACTCGACGCGGGCCACCTCGGTCTCTTTCGACTCGGACACCGGCCGCCGGCTCAAGCCCAAGGGGGGGCTCCCGGCCTACGGGCGCGGCCACCCTCGGCGCCTCATCTCCGCCGGCGGGCGGGCGCCCAAGGGGTGGACCGTTACCGGCCGCCACTACCCGGGCGGGTACGCGCAGTACAAGCGCGACAGCCGGCGCGGGCTCACAAACAAGCTCGGCGCGTCCGGCGCCGCGGTGGATCTGGTGCTGTCTGGCGAGCTCGCGCGGTCGATCCGCGTGCGCACGGCGAGCCGGTACGCCGTCATCGTCGGCATCACTGGCGCCGCGCTCCGGTACGGCCCGGGGACCGACGCACGCCGGCCGTGGCTCGACATCTCGCCGCAGGACGCGCGGGACATCGACGCGGCCCTGCCCTCCATCGTCCAGGGCGCGGCAGATCGGAGCGTGAACCGTGCAAGTCGCTGAGGTCCGCGCGTCGCTTCTCGCGGCCGTGCTGGCCGCCGCTCCGAGCGTCGAGCCCGGCACGCGCATGGTCGCCTACCAGGCCGACCAGGTGGACAGCTACGAGGCGCAGACGGCGATGCGCCCTCGCCTCGCGCGCGTTCGCCTGGCCGACGCGCCGGAGGTCTCGCGCTGGACGACCACCGGGGCTTTCGACACGGCCGCCGCGCGCATCGTGGTCGAGATCGGCTACCCGGCTGATTGGCGGCGCACGGAGGACGGGCTCGACGACGCCATCGCCGCGGACGTCGTGACCATCGTGACGGCCCTGCGCGGGGCCACGTGGCCCTCCGGCCTGCACAACCTGACCATCGGGCCGTCGCCCGTCTTGTCGACCGTCACGGGCACAGGCGGGGCCATCGTGGCCCTCATCCTGACCTTCACCATCGGCGTCGAGTACGCCACCGGGAGCTGACCTATGGGACTCCGCTCGGGCGCCGGTGCCGGCGCCGTCTTCGCCGTGGCCGCCGAGTCGGCCTTCGGGTGCTACGACGCGACCGACTACCGAGAGATCGATCTGTCGGGGCTCACCTGGTACTTCCCCCTCGTGAGCCGGGCGGACGTCGGGCGCTTCACCTCCGCGATGAAGATGCGGACCTACCAACGCGCGCTGGTCACCGCGCGCGGTGGCGAGTCCCCTCCGGAGGTCCTCGCCGTCACGGACGGGAGCGCGGAGGTCAAGCGGCAGCTCTCCGGGGAGTTCGACCTCACCTTCCCGTGGGCGTGGCTCGGGAGCACGCTCCCCTCGGCCTCCGCGCTGGGCGTCATCTTCGCGTCGGCTCTGCGCTACATCGCGGCCGCCGCGGCGTCGTCGTCGGTCCTGACCACGCCGAGCTCGACCACCTTCACGGTGGGCGGCGGTGACTACGGCAATTTCACGCCGGGCGACATGATCGGCGTGACCGTCGCGGGCCGGACCACGTGGCACCGGGTCACGAGCAAGAGCGGCGGCGACACGATCAAGACCATGACCCCGCACGGCATGACCGGGGCGAGCACGGTCTACCACGCGCACCTGTACCTCGCCCCGCCCGACGGCGCCCCCACGGGCCCCAGCTTCGCCGTGGGAATGATCGACCGGGACGAGGGATACGAGGTGGTCGCCACCGGGTGCCGGCTCAAGGCCATCACCTTCACGCGCACCGGGGACGACGGGTCGTCGCTGGACGTGACGTGCCGCATCGAGGCCTCGGACGGGTACTACCTCGAAGGGTCGCAGTCGGGGGACATCACGCTCACCGAGCCCTCCATCTGGGGCGTGGGCGGGAGCTTCGCCAAGGTGCTGAACGCGCCGGTGACCATCTCGCAGGACCACGCGGCGAGCTCCGTGCCCTTCGGCGGCACGTCCGCCGAGCTGAAGACGCGGACCTGGGGCGCCGCCGTCGAGATCATGATGGACCGGCGTGGCGGCGGGCAGGCCTACCGCAACGGGAAGGCCGACATGGACTGCACCGGCCACAAATGCACCCTCGACCTCACGGCCGATCCGTCGACCACCCTCAGCCCGCGCGACATGCTCGCGGACGCCGAGCAGCGGGCGGTGACGCTGAACATCGGCGGGCTCTCGACGCGCGGCGGTTGCATCCACGTCCCGCGAGCGGCGGTCACGGAAGACCCCGGCATCGACATCGACGAGGAGCGCAAGTCGCACCAGGTCAAGCTCGAAGACGCGCCCTATGCCGGCGACACGGCGTCCACCGCGGACCAGACCAACGCGCCCTGGTGCATCGCGATCCGAAAGGCGGCGTGACGCATGGCGATCAAACGTCTTTCGCGCGTCGGGCAGGCGCTCCGCATCCCCCTCGTGTGCGATCCGCTGGTGCAGGCGCAGCTCGCAGACCGCGTCCGCGAGGCCGGCGAGGCGGCGCACGCGAAGGTGCTGGCCCTGCACCTGCCCGGCCCGCCCTACCCTGACGAGGTGCTCAGGGTGGCGGCCGCGCAGCGCGAGGCGGCGCGACAGGCCCAGCGCGAGGCCAACGCCCTCGCGGTCGACCGCTTCTCCGAGTGCCTCGACCCCGCGGTCCTCGGCGTGGACCTCGCGGGCGTGACGCACGTCACCATCCGTGTCCTCGACGGCTTCGAGCGCCACGCCGCCCTGTGCGACGCCGTGGTCGCGTTCCCGAACGCGGACCCGACGGACCGCCGAGCGCAGATGGAGGCGGGCTGGGCGCACTCCGTGGAGATCGCTCGGCGCGGGCTCCTCGCCGTGAGCGACGATCCGGCAACGCAGGTCATGGAGTCCGACGGGACGAGGCGCTATCCGCTCGCTCCGCTGAAGGACATGCCGGACGTCGAGGCCGTGATTCGGGAGATCGTGTCGGCCATCGACACGGCCGGCAGCCTGGGAAAAGCGCCGCCGTCGCTCTGCGATGGGCCGTCCGGCGAGACTACGCACGCCGCGAGGGCGGCTGTGGAGTCGTCGCCGAGTGCGACGGCTGCGCCGGAGACGCCCCAGGCATCGCCGAGCACTTCCGAGAGCCCGGCGGGGTAGTCGCATGGCACGGCGGCCCCGCATCGCCCGTGTGTCCCGCGTGCTCCACGGGCGAGCCGTGGGCGCTCGACACCGTGCGTGCGTACCTCGCGCTCAAGGCGGGCCTCACCGTGCGTGACGTCATCCCCTGTCCGTCCGATGTGATCCTCGACGGCGTCATGGTCCTGGACCAGGAGGCCAATCGGATCCAGTGCGAGGAGTGGGCGCGGCGCGCCCGCGAGGCAGGCGGCAAGTGAGCACGGTCGGACGCCATGAGGTGCACGTCGCCGCGATCGGCGCGGAAAAGGCCGCTGCAGAGCTGCGTCGCGTCTCGGCCGCCGAGGACGGCATCACGACCTCGGCGGCCCGCGCGGCCAAGTCGCAAGCCGCGCTCAACGAGACCGTCGAAGACGCCTCGGAGTGGGCGATCCGCCAGCGGATCGCGGTTCAAGACGCCGAGATGGCCATCGCCCGCAAGGTGCGTGCGGAGCAAGCGGCCAGGCGCGAGATGGAGGCGCTGCTCAATCCGACGCGCGAGACGACCAAGGAGCTCGGCGCGCTGAGTCGCGCGGCTGGTCTGGCCGGATCCGGACTGTCCGTCCTCCGGAAGGCCGCCGAGATCATTCCGGGGATGGAGCTCGGGACCATCTTCGCGGCCATCGCCGCAGGGGCGTACGCGCTCTACAAGGCGTTCGACGACGGCGACGCGCCGATAGCGCGGCAGACCGCCGCGCTCCAGGCACAGGCCGCGGCGGCGCGATTGTTGGCTCAGGCCCAGCGCGAAGTCCTCGCCTCGCAGGTCTCGGCGGGGGCGTCGTCGGCCAAGCGCATGCTCGACAGGCTCGGGAGCGGCGCCACGCCGGAGGCCATCGACGCTGCGATCCGACTCGGAGCGCAGCGTGACGAGGCGGAGCGCGCGCAGGGCGAGGCGATCCAGCGAATGACCCGCCACGCCGGCGGGCTCGTGCCTGTGACGGATGCAGAGCAGCGACGCATCGAGGCTCTCCAGGCGGAGCGGAACAAGCTCATCGCGGCCGCCGAGGAGCGCGATGGCGACCCCTTCAATCTTCGCAAGGGCGACGGTTACAAGCTGAGTCGCGTCGATCGGACCTTGCTCGGCATCCAAGCGAAGGCGCTCCAAAGTGAGATAGACAAAATCCGCGAGCAGGCGAGCGCCGTCCCGCCCGTGTGGATGGGCGCCCGGGTGCAGGAGACGACACGGGCGCTCGAGGACATCGACCGCCAACTAAATGGGGTCGGCATCGGCGACAGCGGCGCGGGGGGCGGCGGAGGTGGCGGGCGGGGACGCGGTGGCGGACTTTCGGCCCGCGAGCGGGCTGACAAAGCATGGTTCGCCAGGACCGAAGCCGAGATGGCAGAGCGTCAGCGGGCCGAGGCGGCGCAGGCCGCCGGCGTGGCGGCCGGCGTCCGGGAGTTCTCCAAGCCGGCGGCGACCGGGAGCATGGAGCCTTCGGGCGGCGGCGCGGCCTCGGGCCCCGTCGATGAGCTGGGCGCCGCCTTCGACGCGGCCGAGTCGCGCACGCGGGCATACTTCGAGCTGAGCAATCGCCTCGCCTCCGAAGGCAAGCAGATGCTGCTCGGCTTCGGGCAGGGATTCGCCAACGCGGCCGCGGCGGCGCTCATCTCGGGCAAGGGCTTCCGCCAGACCACCAACGAGCTCGTCAAGGCCCTCGCGGCGCAGGCGCTGGGCCGGTCGCTCTTCGAGGCGGCCGCCGCGGTCGCCTCGCTCGCGATAGGCAACGTCCCCGCGGCCGCGCTCCACGGCAAGGCGGCCGCGATGTTCGGCGCCATCGCTGCGGGCGGGATCGTCGGGGCAGCCGCGTCTGGCGGCATTCGGGGCGGGGCTGGCGGGGGTGCGTCCTCTGCCGGTGGCGGCGAGGGCTTCGGTCAAGGCCGACTCTCGCCAGCGCCGCCCTACCAGCAGACCCCCGCCAGCATCACCGTCCTCATCGGCGGCGAGGAGGTCCACGCCGTCGTCGTGCGCGAGAACGACCGAGTCATCCAGTCCGGCTCCATGTCCCGGCCGAGGTTCGCGGCGTGAGCGAGGGCGCCATCCTCTGCGGTTTCGACGCCGCGACGCTTCCGGGCTCGCCCTACAAGCGGGGCGCGACGAACACGACCATCCCGGCCACGACATCCATGTTCGACGGCGGGCGTTACCGTGACGCGGTCGCCTTCCTTACGGGGTACGGCGCGCCGAAGGACAGCGCGGTCGAGCTGGCCGCCCTCTGGGCCATCATCTCGACGGCCGGCGCGGGCACGATGGTCATGGGCATCGACGAGAACGACCGCGTCTACCTCCAGACGTCGGCCAACGAGGCCTTCACGGTCACGCCCGGGGCCAGCGATCCGTGGGGGTGGGGGGGCGTCGTCTCCAGCGTGGCCTACGGCTCGGGCCAGCGTGCGACCGCCACCATGCCCTGGACGCGCGGCCCGCTGGACGTGACGGTCCTCGTCTCGCAGATGGTCATCGAGGCCGGCGTGGGGGCGGACGTTTTTCCACAGCACGCGGCCAGGCACCACAGCCTGCCGGGATTCCTGCGCTACGCCGCGGGCGACGCGGACGACACCTCGACCGCCTGCCTTGAGGATTGGGAGAACGACGCGCAGGACAACGCCTCGCGCCGCATCCGGTGGGGCATCGACGCCGACGGGCACGTCTTCTGCTCGTGGCCGTCGCCGTCCATCGCTGACCTGGTGTGGAATGCCAACGCCGCCGCGACCGCATTCCGTGCGGCGCTGGGCTTCACGGGCGACGAGACCGCGGGTTCTGCCGTGGGCGGGCGCAAGGTCTTGACCGCCGCGCTTCCCTGCCCAGGCGTTCAGGTGATCCGCCGCGGCTTCTCGCAGCGCACCCCCCGCCGGGTCAACCGCGGCGAGGCCTCGGAGCTGCTCGACGGGACGGTCCGCGGGACTCGCACGTCGACCGGCGTGGAGCACGTCTACGAGCTCGACCTCCGCGGCACGCTCGCCACCGTGGACGAGGAGCGCCACTTCCTCCGCCACGTCTCGCCGCTCCTCTTCCCGGGCGCGGCCGTGTCCATGTACGGGCGCTGGGGCGATCCAAGGCGGGCGCGGACCATCGGCGAGTCCCGCACCGGCGCGGCCGTGGAGACCACGGACAAGTCCAACGTCGGGCAGTTCGGCGGGCTGGAAGGCCGGCGCCGCCTGCGCGTCGCGCCCGGCTCGAGCGAGGCCTTCGACCTCGGCTACGTGGACGGCCCGCGCCTGGTCACGCAGCGCCTGACCATCGTGGGCCGCGAGGATGGGTAAGGTCTTCTCCGGCTGGCCCTCGCCCGACCCCTTCGCCGTCGGGACCGGGCAAGTGCTCCGCGCGGCCGCCGCTCAACCGTTGGGCGAGGCCCTGGACTACGCCAGATCCATCTACGGGCGGCGCGACCTGGTCTGCGCGTCCTTCCCGCAACTCGGCGGCGGCGACACGGAGTTGACGGGCTGGCAGGCCACGGAGGACCAGACCGCCTACAGCGCGCACCCGCAAGCGGCCTGGACGATCCCAGTGCTCCCGGATTGCGCCGAGGTCACGGTCGAGGTGGATGTCGTCGGAGAGGCCACCCTCGACGGCTGGATCAAGGTGGTGGGCGACGGGGCGGCGGTGGAGCACCACGCGCTCACGCTCGGGCGGAAGACCCTCGTCGTCGGCGTGGACACGACCGCGGACGAGCAGGAGATCCGCCTGTGGCTCAAGGCGGACTCGGCGGGCAAGACCATCACCATCTCCAGCGTGACCGTCTACGCGGACGTCCTGACCTCGCCCCTCGCGGCCGGCGCCGGCTCCGACGGTTTCGTCGGCGTGGACGAGGACGAGCTCGGCGCGGACGAGGCGCTCTCCACCGATCTCGTCCACGGAATGCTCGGCGATCTGGGTCGCCTGCGAGACACGGTGCAGACCGCGTACCAGTGGAGCGCGTGGCGCCCGGCCTCCGGCGTGACCGAGAAGGAGGCGATGATGGATGCGTGCGCGCACGTCGCCGTGGTCCCGGTCTGGCAGGGGTCGGGCGGGCACGTCGTCGAGGTCAGGATCCGCGCCGCGTCCGATCCGGTCGACGACACGCACGTCCTCGTCGGTCTGGGCCCGCGCCTCGCCCCGCCGTACACGCGCGAGGTCTCCATCACCATCCCCGCGGCCGCTGCGACCGGGTGGTACAGCGAGACGATTCAGCTCCCCACGGGCCAGCGCGCCGCCGCGGGCATGCCGTCTGGGTGGGACTCGACGTTCGCGACGGTCTGGCCGGTCGGCTACAGTCCGAACATCGGAGGCCTCGACGTCGACCTGGCCACGACCGACGCGCATCTGACGACCGCCCGCGTCCTGTCCGTCTCCGCGTGGGTCCGCTGACGTGGCGCTCCCTGTCCCCCTCGTCCTGCGCATCCCCGCGACCGGTCCGGTGCAGAACGCCCGCCCGGTCCGCGGCGCCACGCTGGGCGGCATCGTCTACGCGCTTGCCTGCCTGGTCGGCTACCGCGGCCGCGGGTGGCGGACGTGGATCCCCACGGTGCGGCACTCGTCCATCGCGGACACCGGCCTCGCCTTCGGGCTCAGCGATCGGACCGAGGAGCACTCGCTCTGGTGCCAGCTCTCGCCGCACACGTCGCACCTGGAGCTCGTGGCGGTCGTGTCCTCGCGCACGTCCGGGGGCACCACGGCGCCCTACGTCGAGGTCTCGGCCTACGACGGGAGCGGCGTGGCCCTGGACGTCGGCGTCCGGTGGGGCCGTGACGATGGCACGCTCCCGGGCTCCGACGCGCCGGACGGGGCGAACCTCGCCGCCTGGGACGTGTACAAGTACAAGCGCGCGTGGCCCGTGGTCGTGCAGACGGGCGGCATGCTCGGCGACAATCTCGCCGTGGCCGCGACGCCGACCCACCCTCGCATGCTCTACGTGGCCGACGCTGCCGGCGAGCGCTGCAACCTCATCGTCACGACTCTTGGCGCGCAGCTCCACAGCCTGACGGCCATCGAATACTGCGAGGCGACCCTGTGAGCCTGGACGATTTGCGAGGCCGCCCCGTCGCCTGGTGCGTGGAGGTGTCCGGGCTGTCGACCCGGTACTACTCGCACGTGCCGCCGGGGACGGGCCTGCACTCGGGCGAGGTGGGCACGACGGGCGAGGTCTACGTCGACGTGCACGCGATCCTCGATGGCGGCGTCAGCGCCCACGGCGGGCGCATCGACGAGGTGGGCGGCGTCGCCAAGCACGATCCGGTCACGGTCAAGCTCCTCGGCCGCGGCGCCGGCGGCTCCGACGGCCTCACGGTCCATCCGTACCTGGAGCTGCTACGCTCCGGGCATCGAGGGGCGAGCCGGTGGGCGAAGCTCCTGACCACGCTGCCGCACGGGTTCTTCTCCGGCGTCGACGTGGAGGTCGACCGCGACGTCTCGGGGTGGACCGTGCCCGGCTTCATCCATCTCGGGCAGGAGTGCATCCACGTCACGGGCACGGACGGCACCGGCGCCCCCGGCGATCCGTACCGATTCACGGGCTGCGATCGCGCGAGCCACTACACGCAGCCCCAGCACCACGTCGTTGACGCCCTCCGCGGCGAGGACGTCTACGTGACTCAGGAGCCGGTCTTCTGGCGCGGTCGCCGGAGCCGCGTCTACGTCGCGCCGCTGTACCAGGACGGCACGGCCGGGACCTGGGTCGAGTATTGGCGAGGCTTCATCGGCGCCGATCCGACCATGCGCGGCGACGTCATCACCCTGGAGATCGCTCCGCTCACGGCGGCGCTCGACTGGCAGGTGGGCATCGGCGCGAGCAGGACGACCACCACGACGGTCGCCGGCTGGCACTACATGACCGCAGGGGTCCTCGACACGCTCCGGGCCACGGTGGTCTGGAAGGCCGGCGACTTCTTTCGCCAGGCCGTCACGGGCGCGGACGTGGGGCTCCAGACCGTCGACGTCTTCACGCACGCGGACGTCATCAACGACGCCTGCGACGCGACGCTCCCGCCCAACAATCCGCACCACGGCATTTTCCGCCTCGCATCGCCCGAGACCGAGGCGCAACCGATGGTGAGCGTCGCCGTCGGCCTGGGCACGTCGGGCACGGTCGAGTTTCCCGACGCCACCATCCCCACGGCGGTCGTGGGGGTGTACTCCGTCCTCGAATCCGCTCCGGCCGAGGAGTTCTACGACCTGCCCCTCGTGGACGAGGACGCCGGCACGTCGGCCTTGCTCCGTTGGCCGACCGCGCTGTGGGACGCGATCCGGCGTGCGGACGCGTGGCGGGTCGCGCGCGGTGGCGTGGCCTCGTGGACGGATCCGAGCAGCGAGGGCGGGCCGCTCATGTGGACGTCGCTCGGCCTGCAGATGGTGGACGGCACGTGGCACTTGACCGCGCGCAAGCGATTCCACAGCCCGGGCGATCCGTGGGTCGGCGTCGACCTCGCCCACGACCGCGGGTGTTCCGTCGGCTCCGGACTGACCTACGGACCCGGCGAGCTGGCCACGGCGCGGGCCGCGGTCGGCTGGCAGCCGCGCCGGGCGCTCCGCTGGATGTTTCAGGCCGAGGCCGACCATGACAAAGAGCCGACGCGTCTCCCCGTCCTCGGCCCGCCCGACTGGTACTACCAGCCCGGCGAGCCCTACGTGGGGCCGCTCGCAGACGACCTCTACACGGGCTCCGGCGAGGCCCAGACGCTCCGCTTTTCGGGCTGGGGCGGCTCCGTGGACATCGCGGTCACCGGCTCGACGGCGGTCACAGACGAGGACGGGAACACGGTCGGCTACGTCTACGATGTCGCCGAGCCGCTGAAGCCGAGCCTCGGCTGCCTGATCCAGATGCCCGGGGACGCCCCGCTGTCGGCGACGATGGTGGTGCAGGCGCGGTCCGTGGCGCTGGGCGAGTTCGTGCGACGCTTGCTCGTGTCCGGCGTCGGCGAAGGGCAGAACGGCCCCGCCGACGTCCTCCCGATGGGGCTCAACTTCGCCCAGGCGGAGGTGGACGAGGCGAGCTTCGACGTGGACGCCCCCGGAGCGCTCTCGGACCAGACCTGGGAGGTCGACCCAGGCAAGCCCGTCTCCGAGCAGCTCCGTCCGCTCCTGCTCGTCCTCGGCGCTCAGGTGTGCCAGGTCTACGACGGCCAGAACTGGGTCCTGCGCCTCGTCCCGCTGGGCCCCCCCTCCTCCACGGACGCCTCGGCGACGATCGCGGACGCCGACTGCACCGGTCGCCCGGAGACGCTGCGGGACGGGCGGGTGGTGCGGAGCTACCGGATCAAGGTCAATCACCCCCGTCCGGGCGAAGATGGCGAGCCGGTCGAGGTACCGTACGTCGACCAGGCCGCGCGCAACGCCGGCGGCGGGGACACGGGCGAGACGCTCGACCTCGACCTGCGCGGGGTGCGCATCGCCGGCGGGGCTGGCGACCTTGCATCGGCAATGCACGACATCATCGCAGGCCTGCGCGAGCGGCTCGGGTCGACGCGCTCTCGGTGGCGGGTGCGGCTGACCTCGGACCTCGTCGAGGGGCTCTCGCTGGGCATCGGTGACACGGTGGCCTTCACGTCCGAGTGGGCGGTGGACGTCATCCCGTCGAGGTCCGTGGCGGCCCGCCCGTGTCGCGTGGTGGGCATCAAGCGCGACCTCCTGCGCGGCACGCTCGAGCTGGAGCTCGCAGCGCACCACGGCGTCGGGGCGGGCTACGTGCCGGCGATGCGAGTCGACTCCGTGACCGACGCGGACACGCTGGACGTCGAGCTCGGCGCGTTCTCTGACGACGACGTCGGCTACTTCCAGGAGGGCGACGCCGTGGCGCTCGTGCCCGCCGGTGACTTCGCCTCGAAGACCTACGGCGTCATCACGACCATCGCCGGGCAGACGCTCACCATCACGGGACACGGCATGGTCGCCGGAGACACCATCCGCTTCGCCCGCCACGACCTGGCCATCGCGGCGCGTGATTTCGTAGGCGGCTACGCCTTCATCGCCGACGCGGCCGAGCTGCTCTCGGACGGGAGCGCCGGCAAGGTCATCGGCTGAGGGCGATGCGGGCAGCATCCGGCGTCTGGCCTGGAGTCAGGCTATCCATGCCCGCCTAGGCGTCGAACCACCCCACCGGGAACCCCATGAGCCACGAGACCCAGCCTGGGTTCAGGTGGCTGCTGGTCGCCTGAAGCGCTCTGCGCACGCGCCCCCCGGCCAGCCACCGCCTCGGCCGCGCGAGGATGCGGCGCTTGTGATGGGGCGTGACGGACGACGTCGTAAGCCGAGCGACTACCTCACACAGCGGCTGAGCGTTGCGCTCCGCCGTGGCGTCGGAGGTCAGCCCCGAACGCCAGTCGGAGGCCCGCGGCGTGGGAACAGCACCGCGGGCGATGCGCTCCAGCGACGGGCGGTGGCCTGACGGGCGCCCCGCGTTCACACCGCCCTGCGATGAGCCGTAGGGCGTCGCCGTGGGAGTCGGCAACAGGCCGGACGCGATCGCGCCTTCGATGTCCATGTGCGTCGCATCCATGCTGCGCCCGGTCGCGTTCCGCGGAGTCGGTACTGAGCCGGCGATGCGGCCTCTGGCCACGGCGTCGTCCAGATTCGAGCGTCCGGAGTCCAGGCGCCGCGCCCCTACGGCCGCAGATGGCGCCCCACGTCGAGGGTCGCCCAGCCGTGCGATCGGAGACGGAACCGATGTGCGGCCCCGGCCGCCATCCTCTCGCACGAAGTCTGTCAGACTCAACCCGGGGCTCGCCGCGCTCCCGGGTGTGCATCTCGATCCGGCCGCGTCGGCGTCGCTGGCCGTAGGCGTGGGCGCCGTGGTTCGCAGCGCCGCCCCCAAGAGGGTCTGGTTGCCGCGCTGGTATGTAGGCGACATGCGTTCGCCATCGGCAGCGGTCGGCGTGGGCACCACCCCGCGGCCGTACAGCCCTCGCACCGCTAGGTCGAGCGGCGTCAGGCCGGGCTCGGAGTTGGCCTCCTTGCCCCGCGCATAGCCCTGTGGGGTCGGGACCGGATGAAACGGTCCGGGCATCGCGTCGTGCCTCGTTCGTGCCGTCCGCGCATCGCAGAGCGAGCGTGTGGCGTACAGGCCGCCCGCGACGAAGGCGCCGCACGCCGGCACCTCTACGGCGTTGGCATCGCCGAAGAGATCGACCGTGACGGGCTCGCCGCCGAGGACGGTCCCCACGCATCGCCATCCGCGCGGCTCCGGCCGGTCGCGGAGCGCCCGTGCGACACACGCGCCCACGACCTCGGCCACCTGCGGCACGACCGCGTTGCCGAGAGCCTTCAGACGTGCGCGGCGCACGGCGGGGCGCATGTCGGCGCGGCTCACGGTGCGCGGCACGCCTGCGGGCTCCTTCGACCACAGGCCCCCACGATGTGCCCTGAACGCGCTCTCGACCACAGCGGGCGGCGCGAACACTCCGACGCGGCCGAGCCGGTGCGCGACGACGAACACACGGCTCCGGATGTGCAGCGCGCCAACGGCCATCGCGGACAGCGTGGTCCACTCCACGTCGTAGCCGAGCCCTGCAAGCCCCTCCACGACCGTAGCGAGTCCACGCTTGACCAGCGCGCCCACGTTCTCGATGACGACCACTGAGGGGCGTACGAGCCCGACCACGCGGAGCATCTCGAACCAGAGACCGGAGCGGGCGCCGGCGAGGCCTGCACCCTTTCCGGCGAGCGACACGTCCTGACACGGGAATCCGCCGCAGAGCACGTTGCAGACTGGCGGATCGGTCAGCGTCCGCACGTCGTCGTAAATGGTCGCGGCCGGCCACCGCACGGCGAGCACGCGCCGGCAGAACGGGTCGGCCTCGCAGGCCCACGCGAGCTCGCAGCTCAGCGCGCGCTCCAGCCCGAGGTCGAGGCCGCCGATGCCGGAGAACACGGAGCCGAGCCTCACGCCCGCCCCCTCCCCGGAGGGGTCGCATCTGCGCGCGGCACCGTCACTATCCGCCTGCGCCCGGCGTAGACCTCATCCGGCACGTCCGTCTCCACCGTGTCACGCGGGGCCGCGCCGCAGTACTCGCACGGGGCGACCGCCGAGAGGATCGGCGCACGAGTCGAGCCGCAGCGGCCGCACTTCGGGGCGGTCATGGTGCGGCCTCCAGGGCACGAGCGAACGCGGCGATCTCCGACGGCTCCCCCTTGCTCCACCACAGGGGCTCGCAGTCGTGCGGCACGGAGCCCATGCACCACTCCTTGGCGTCGAGCGTCACCGCGACGAGGTGCGGGTGGCCCCACGCCCGGCGCACGACCGCAAGAATGGCGAGGCGCGTCACCTCGTCGTCGAGGTCTGGAAACGAGCCGGAGCCGGGCATCCAGGGGTCGTATTGGCTTCCGGGGGGCGACTCATCGGGCAGTGTCACGCGGGCGGCCTGGTGCGCTTCGTGGCAGTCAGAACCGACCCCGCGCATCCCTGGGAGCCACTCCCACCGCGGACATGCGACCAAGCGCCGAGCGAGCTCGGTCGACTCAGGGGCCATCACACCCACCTCTCGATCCGGGCGCGGAGCTTGCGGGCCGTCTCCTCGCGCGACTCCCACTTGGTCGGCAGCCGGCGCGTGGGGTGCCGCGCGTCGATGCGGTCGACCGCCAACTCCGCGGCATCGACCAGTCCGCGGTGCGACTGCTCGACATCCACCGGCAGCACCGCCCGCAGGTGCATGATGATGTCTCGGAGCGTCAGCTCGGCATGGTCCGTCATGGTGTCACCTCTCATGTCCGCCGCTCCCGCTAGCCGCGAGCGTCGCCGGCCGGCTCACCCGCGCGTGCCAGTGCCAGCCGACGACACCGAGGTCATCGGCCGGCCGCACCGTGCGGCGACACTCGCTCCCTACGTGTTCGACCAGCTCGGCGGGCGTGAAGGTCCGCGCGCCCGCCGCCCCGAACGAAAGCACGATGAGCGCCACGGCGCCACACCGCTCGGCGTCTCGTAGCTGGCCCCACTGCTCGGGCCCGAGTCCGCCAGGAGCGCCGACCGACCGGGCGTGCGCGTCGATGCCGGAGTCCCACCCGCCGGGGCCCGCGTGACTCTTCGCCTCGATGAGCACGGCGCGCCCGTCGCCGAGGTGGCCCACGAAGTCGACGCCCTGGGGACCCGCGAAGCACGCGCGGAAGCACGACCGTCCCCGCGCGTCCGGGCGCACCGGGCCGAGCACTCGCGTCGGCGTCCCCACCCGGCGGACGCATGTGAGATCCTGTCGCGCGAGCTGGGCGTGGTAGGCGTCCAGCGCCGCCTCGAATGCCTCGCCGTGGGCGCGGGCCGCTCGGGCCGATGCGCTGCTCATGGTGAGTCTCGGCCGCTGCTCAGCAGCGACGCGACGACGGCACTGCCGGCCTTGGGCACGCCGCGCACCACGAGCCATCCGGGCAGGTCGCCCTGGATGGCGGTGCGGAGCTCGCCGAGTGCCATGTCTCGCACGTCTGGCAGGTCGCGGAAGCGCATGCGGAACGACGGCGGACCGTCCTTCGACAGCGCCACGTCGAGCCCGATGGACACCTCGTACCTCTCGGCGTGGCCCAGCCAGAGCGGGACCTTGATGCCGAACTCCTTGGGGATTTCGGCCTTTGTCCCCTTGGCGCCCTCCTTGACGCGGAAGACCGTCTCCGCATCGTTCTCCAGGTCGGCGTCGAACTCCACCTCGACTCTGGCCTTGAAAGCCGACACCGCCGCGAGCGTGCTCTTGCTCACGAGGTCTCCGGCCCGGTCCTCGATGAAGTTGCGGAGCCTGATGGGGCTCATGTCCTGCCCGACGGACTTCTGCCACGCCTCGATGGCCGTGGACGGATCGAGGACCATCCGGACCAGAGAGTGGTCGGCTCCTTTGATTTCGTCGATGACCAGGCGCACGCCGCTCGCGTCCACGTACACGGCGGAGTCGGCAGATCCGTGTATGTTGGCGTAGGCCACGAACGAGTCGCGGCCCGTCAGCGTGTGCAGGCGGCAGGGGCCGCGGCCGTCCACGTGCACGAGCCGCGAGCCGTCGGCCACAGCCAGTGTATCACCCAGCGCCACGGCCTGAGAGTGCGGCCTGAACCGCTCCAGCAGTTCTTTGATCGTCTCGATGATGCTCATGTGTTTCAGGCTCCCTTTTCCGCCGCGGCGTTCGCGCGGATGACACGCTCGATGTCGAGCTGGGTTGTACCGGGGTCGATGCGCATGTCCACGAAGACCTCGCCGCCATCCACGAACGCGGTGTCGCCCACCTCTGGGCGCGGCACAGCCACGTCCACCTTGTGCGACGTGCGCATCGTGTGCTCGCCGTTGGGTTCCAGCTTGAGCTTGATCGTGATGGAGCGGGCGCCCGTGCGCTGCGGCTTCTCGTTCATGCCGGCGACGCAGTCCGCCAGCACCTGCTCGATTCCAGCATTGATGTCGTCGATGAGGCGGCCACCGGAGAACGTCTGCGCGCTCAACGGGACGTGCACCTTGTGTTTCGCTACCATACTCACTCTCCTTTCCGGGGAAGCGCCCGGTGCGCATGTGTCAACTTCGGCCGGCGCACGGTGTGCCGGCAAACGTCACGTCAGGCCGCCGAGTCGCCACCCGACGGCGGTCCTCAACACATCGGCCTGTGAGATGGCCCCGGCAGCGAGGGCGACGCGCACGGCGTCCACAGCGTCCGCGTCGAGGTAGAGCGTCACACCATTGAGACTCATCGCCGCGCCTCGCTCATGCAGGCCGCGACCACCGCCCGCACCCGTCCACTGAATTCCGGATCTGGCGCTCATCGATTCGCCTCCGCGTCGTGGTATCTCGGTTATGGTTGATGGCACCCGAGCATCACCGCGTCCCCGGCTCGAAGATGCCGAGCAGCGGCTGCACGGAGCCGTCGGCGAAGTGGGCGTCGAGCCACACGTCCCCGGTCGGTTCCGTGCCGGTCCACCCGTGTGGCCAGGTGCCGGCGGCGAGCAACTCGCGAACCCGGGCCTCTTCCTCCGCGTCGAGCAGCGAGACGGGCGGCCGGCCGGCGATGGCAGCTCCATCATTGACCCGCCGCTGGATGTCAAGCACCTGGTCGAGCGCCCACGCTCTGGCCTCCAAAGTGATCGGCCCGAGGCGCTGCTGGTTTTTGGAGAGAGTGCCGTCGGCGCGGGCCTCGCCACCCGGCTGTCGCAATCGCATGATCGCCTTGCGCAACTCGCGCCACAGCGGGCGCAACTCCTTGAGCGGCTCCAGGTATCTCCACGCCGGCCGCGCAATCACGTTGTCGAGCGCCGTGTCCTTTTCGGTCAGGGGGCAACCCACGCAGCCGGTCCGAGCATTGATCTCTTCGGCCTCCTCACCGCCATATGCGTCGGCCAAGGCTGCCGTCGGCCAGCCACCGAAGTCCGCGTGCGGAGCGTAGAACTTGAGCCAGTCCCAGACCTTGCAGACCCGCCAGTGCAGGATCGGGGCGAGCGTGTCGCAGAGCGCGTCGGGCAGCGTCTCCTGATACCAACCCTGCCCGCACTCGGCCCCGTCTTTGGAGCATGACATCGCGATGCGACCGTCGCGGATCGCGCTCTCCCCCTGGCGGACACCGGTCAGCGTGAGCACCTTCTCCTGGCGCTCGCCGAAGATGCGTTTGAGCTCGGCTGCCATCGGGTCGACTTTGATCTGCCGGGTACACCATCGGAGCGTGTTGTTGTTCGGCGGGGGCACGCCGCGCCCGAGGATGTAGACGAGGAAACGCTTGTCGAGCGGGGCCCGCACGGTGCGCACGTCCACTCCGCGCTCTCGCAGCTTCGCCTGGATCTCGAGCGCCGATGCGTAGAGCGGCAGGAGTTCGAGCCCCGTGTCCGCGTAAAGCACAGTGAGCGTCTCCGGGTGCTGAATACGGCCAGCGTCGAGCAGGTGGAAGAGCAGTGTGAGCAGCGTCGTGCTGTCCTTCCCACCGCTCCAAGCGACGGCCCAGTGCCGATGTGTCGGGCCGTACGAGGCCAGCGAGGCCACGGTGAGATCGATGCTCTCTGGGATCTGCAAGCGGCTCGCAGTCCCGACAAACAGATCGTCCTGTCGCGTCACTTCGCTCCCCCCAACGCCAGAAATCGTGACTCTGGAAACATGTCCCTCCTGATTTCGAGCGGCGTTCCCGTCTCCTCCACTCTCCGGCCGTCGATACACACCCAGCCGTCGTCCCATCCGGTGCAGCCTGCGCCGCTACACCGGGGACACGGCGGCCAGTCTCGCTCCGCCTCCACCGGCTCCGTCGGTCCCGGCGGAGCCTTCCCGACCGACAGACTCGCTGGTCCGCTCCGCCTGCCACGCGCGCTCGCCGGCATCGGTGGCAGGTCTGGAAGCGGCCCCTCGCCCGCGAGCTTGCGGAGGAACCCGAGGGACGGCGAACCGTTGCGGGTCTTGTCCACCGCCGCGCCGATGGCCCACCGGACGCGCTCGGCGCCGTGGGCCTGGAGCAGCTCCGCCACCGCGTCGACCACGGCGGGCGGAGGGAACAGGCCGGGAGCTCGACGCCCCATCCCGCCCTGGGTCCGCCACCACGCATCGACCAGCCCCCCGACCTCGCCGGAATCGACAGGGGTTTCACGTGCGTGCGCGGGCGCGGCGGTGGCGGCGTCTGGAGAAGGTCTGGAGAAGGTCTGGATCTCCTTATTAGGGGGTGCAGGGGGGGTGTCCGCGTGGCGGACAAACATGTCCGTATTGCGGACATTCGTGTCCGCGTGGCGGACATCGGTGTCCGTATTGCGGACATCCGGACTGTCCGTATTGCGGACACTCTTGTCCGCGTGGCGGACATCAGGGGTCTCGCCGGTCCCCTCATGTCCGTCACCCGGACCGCCGGACGGAAGTCTCGCGACCCACCGCGCTCCGACCTTCTCCGCGTACCCCTCCGACACGACGTCCTCGAGGAGCTCGTACGCCGTCGACCGCGAGGTGCCCGTGAGCTGGGCGAGCCGTTGCGCGCCGGCGCCGTCGGGGTGGTGGTAGCGGACTGCGATCGCCATGAGCTTCCCGAGCGGCGCGAGGCCGCTGCGCAGGATTTCGCCGATGTCGGAGCCGAAGGACACGAGGTCTCCGCTGGGTCAGGGTCTTGTGGGCCGCCTCGCTACCGGCCGCTACGGCGGCCCCGTCGCCCGGACCGCCGCCGGTCTAGGCTCTGGCGGCGTCGGCGCCACGAGCGCGTCCCAGGGCCCGCGCAGGGGCCATGACGGGGCGAGCCTCGCCACGGCCCGCTGCAGGACCGCCGCCCACCGCGCCTTGAGGGCTGCGAGCGGGTCGCGGACCGCCGCCATCGGGCGGCGAGGTGGAAACGCCGGGCTTGTCGCGGCCGGCCCGGCGGCGGCCTGCATGGCGGGGGGCGGGGAAGGAGAAGACTCCGCCCCCACGTGCGACGCCTGCACCGCGGGGGCCGTCTCGGGCTCCGCGGACGTCTCGATCTCGAACTGGTCGGGGTCGCGCCCTCGAAACTCGGGGGCGACCGCTGGGCCTGGGTAGGTGCGCTGCGGCCTGGTCGCGAGCTGCGCGTCCTCGGCGAGCGTCTCCCACCCGCCCTCGGCCTCCCCGCCCGCGCCGGCCCGCCGGTGGGCAGACCTTCGAGCCGGCGCGGGCTGGTCTGCGGCGGGCTGCTCGCGCCGCCGCGGGGAGTCGATGGCCTCTGCTCGCTCAGCGTCTCGAGCCGCGCGCTTCTCAGCGCGGGCGTCGAGCTCGGCGAGCCTGGCGCGGAGGCAGGCGAGGGCGTCGGTCATCGGTCCGCCCCGTTGCGGCCGGGCGAGGGCATCGCCCCGACCGGTGCCACGCACTTGGGGCTGAACCGTCCATTGACCGCCGCGCCCACCAGCGGCTCGCGGCAACGGCCGTCGATGCACTCACCGCCGAAGTCGCCCGGCTTCGGGCCGCATCCGCCCAACGAGAGGGCGACTGCGAGGACGATGGGCTTGGCGGCGAGCGCGGGTGAGGGCGGGGTGGTCGAGTCGGCGTCCATGATCCAAGGATAGGCACACTATCCAAGGATTTTCAAGGTGCACTTCCCGTCTTCTTGTTGCTTGAACGGTCTGGCATTCTCCCGTCGTGATCGCAGCGAGCCGGATCACCAAACAGGAAGGAGAGAAGAATGAAGCGATGGATTGTTCTGGCCTTGCTACTCGCCGCTCCAGTAGCCGCAGGTGGAGCAAGCTATGACCCGGACGCCAACGTGAATGACGAAGGTGACGCGGGATGGTCCGACGAGGACGCCGGGCTTTATGAGCAGGTAGAGCAGCCCGTCAGTTGCAAGCAAGGTTGCCGGTGCGGGAACTCGTGCATCGACTGCTCAAAGACTTGTCGCAAGGGAAGCGGCAAGGGGTGCTCAACGATGGGCGTCGGACGGTAGCAGGTGGTGCAGGAGCAAACGGAAAGTGCAGGAGTAGCGAAAAACGGCAGGTGGTGCAGGTGGTGCAGGAACCACAGCCGACAACCGAACCGTCAACCCGCTGGCGTCTTGTCGGGGTGGTCGACCGCGACATCCGCAGTGGGGATGGTCCCGCCTCACGGTCACCTTCCGCGCAATCCACGCGCTTGGTGAACAGGCCACGAGCACGCCAGAGATTCAGCAGCAACGCGGGCGTCCGGGTGCTCATGGAAATGGGCTTGCAAGCCGTCGACGCCGCCCGGGACCATCCCCGTTTTCTTGGCCGTTGAAGCCCCAGCATCCGAGACGTAGCTAACGGACGAGTGCCAGAAGCCGCTCCATCGCGTCGGTGGGGTGCTTCGCGCGGACCGCCTCGATTAGGCTGCGCTCCGACTCGGTCAGGGCGAACGCATCCATCAACTCGCCGGGCGACGTCCCAAGCCAGGCAGCCGCAAGGTAGACCTGCGCGGCCGTCCAGGGCCAGCCGTTTTCGAGCTGGCCCACTCGGCCGCGCGTCACGCCAAGCACCCGTGCGAGTTGCAGTTGAGTGCGACTCGCAGCCTCTCGGCGCGCGCGGACGGCACGGCCGATGAAAATATCGATAGGGTGCGGTTGACTTCTGTGGATAGCTTGCCTATCCTTGCCGGTATGGACAGCGACGAGGTCACCAGGATCAACCGTGCCGTCGGCCGGCGCATCTACGAGTGCCGGACCGCCAGCGGGTTGACCCAGGCGGATGTCGCCGTTGCCCTCAATTGCAAGCGGGCGAACATCGGCCACATCGAGGCCGGCCGACAGTCCGCGACGTTTGTGCAGTTGTGCGCGATTGCCGGGCTCCTTGGGGTCCCGGTCAATCAACTGTACGCCCCGGCCGCTCGCACTCACGGTGAGTCGGCCGCCGGGTAGGACATGATTTCGATCACGCTAGGCATGCCACGGATCGTAACGGGGCCCCCTGGCAGAGAGTAGACTGACCGCCCGTTGCGTGGGGCGGTGTGGCACCGTCGCGCCTGACGTGCGCGTCTGGAAGGAGGAGTGCGACATGAACGGGAGCGTGAGTCAGATGACGGCGGCGGAACTGCGCGCGCTCGCAGACCTGAAAGAAGCCGAGGCCGCAACCGGGCCGAGCGGCGAGGGCTGGGGTGCGTTCAGCGGCGGAACCATGTGGGGCAAGGGCCGCCTCATCGTCGGCGTGTCCTCTGGTCGCTACCGGGCCCAGGTCGACGTGGGCGGTTCCTGGGTGAGCGTGGAGAACTGCGAGACCGCAGACGCCGCGCTCGACCAGCTCGCAGCCAGCCTCGACGCGGCGGCGGCCGAGATCCGGATGGCAGTCAAGTGAGCGCGCACAACTGGCACCACTACGAGGGCGAGGCCCGCGCCAAGGTGCTCCTCGAGCGGGTCCGCGAGTTGAGGGCCGGCACCGAGGAGGAGGCCGTCGCAGCCCTCGCCGACATCATCGACGAGGGGGTCCTGGCGCAGCTCGTCTACATCGAGGCCCTCGACATCGCGAAGGGTGAGGGCGACGTGGCCGGGAGGTTCTCGGCATGAGCGCCGACATCGACTCCATCCCCGTCGGCGCCCGCGTCATCGACGCGGCCGGCCGGATGTTCGAGCGAACGGGCACGGCCTGGCGCGGGCTCACGCCGGCCGGCAAGCCGACGGGCGACGTCCTCACGGACAAGGTCATGCAGAAGCAGTCGCTCCGCGTCGTCGAGGGCCCGGCAGCCCGCGTCGCAGAGCCGGCCGTCGCCCCGCCGACTCTGCCCACCGGAATCGTCCACGGCCTCACCTTCGAGGAGTACAACGCCGACCCGGGCCTGCGCAGCTCGGCGCTCAAGGTGATGCGCCAGTCGCCGGCCCACTACCGGCATGCCCTGACGCACCCGAGGACGTCGAGTCCGATGCGGCTGGGGACCGCCGCGCACGTCGCGACTCTGGAGCCGGATCGATTCCGGCGGTCGTTCGCGGTGTGGGACCGCAAGACCGACACGGGCCGCAGTCAGCCCAGGTCAGGAGCCGCGTGGGTCGAGTTCGAGGCCGCGGCCGTTCGGCGCGGACAGACGGTCATCACGGAGGCGGAGCGCGACGGCGCGCTCGCCATCGCGGAGGCAGTGCGATCCAACCCGGACGCCGCCCGGTATCTCCGCGCGGGCGAGCCGGAGGTCTCGATGTTCTGGAATCGATGGGGCCGCCGCTGCAAGGGACGAGCGGACTGGACGACGATGCTGGACGGCGCCGACTGCGTGGTCGGGCTCAAGACAGCGCGAGCCGTCGAAGAGCGCGCGTTCGGCTCGCAGGCCTGGAAGCTCGGCTACCACATGCAGTGGTCGTTCTACCACGACGGGTGGCAGGCCATTCACCGACGGCCCCCCTTCATGGTGGAGATCGTCGTGGAGTCCGCCGAGCCCCACTGCGTGGCCGTCTACGAGCTCGGCGAGGACTGGCAGGACAAGGGCCGCGAGGACCTGGAGGCGTGCGCGGCGCGACTCGCCGAGTGCGAGCGCACCGGGCTGTGGCCCGGCCCGGTGGACACCGAGCGGCCTCTGCCGCTCCCGGCCTGGCTGGGCGAGACCTACGAGCTGACTGTGACGAGCGCGGAGGACTGACATGGGAGACGACGTGACACCCTTCATCCAGGCGAAGAGCGACCAGCTCAACGCCGACGATCTCATCGCAGGACCGGTGACGGTCCGAATCGAGCGCGTGGAGATCGTCGGCGGCGAGCAGCCGGTGGTCGTGCATGTCTCGGGACACCGGCCCTGGAAGCCGTGCAAGACCACGATGCGAGTCCTCGCCCTCTGCTGGGGGCCAAACACATCGGCGTGGGTCGGACGCGCCGTGCGGCTCTTCCGCGACCCGTCCGTTAAGTACGGGGGCGTCCAGGTCGGAGGCATCCGCGTCTCCGGTCTGTCCGACATCGACAGACCGATGGTGGCCACGCTCGCCACGAGCAAGGGCAAGAAGTCGGAGCACCGCATCGACGTCCTGCCGCGGATGGTCGACGCTCGCGGCCCTGACGGGCGGGTGCACGCCGGCCTGCTCGAGCGGGTGCGCAGGCGCTTGGAGGACCTCGGATTCGCGGAAGACGCCCTCGTCGACTACGTGGCGGCCGTCGTGCGCCCGGGCTCGGCCGTCGCCGCCCTCGGTGAGTGGTCATCGGATCAACTGACCTTCGCCCTGCGCCATCTGTCCGCCGGGTGGGCAACGGGCCTGGCCGACTTCGTCGCCAGTCGCCCCGACGACAACCCGCTCGACGACAACCCGTTCGGGCCGGAGGACGCGTGATGGCCCGCAAGCTCTTCAACGTGGCCAAGTCGTGGAGTGAGCTATGAAGCAAGCCAAGTGTCGACTCTGCCTCCTGCCAATCGCGGCCGCAGACGCATTCCACCGCAGCAACAGGCTCAAGCACCCGTCACCCTGGCACCAATGGTGCGCGAGGACAGAGCGTGTCGGCATCGCTGAACAGTGGTGGTGGTTCGCCCTGAAGACCAGATCCGCTCGCGAGGAAGTGCGCCGAGCAGGCGGCCACATCGTGCCCAGCGGGCGCCGCGCGTGCATGGCTGCGGCGTTCGCGCCGTGGAACCGCCCCGACCCGCCGGGCGGCCACCAGAAGCCCACCAAGCGCCGCGAGAAGAGGCGCCCCACCAAGCCTGGGAGGCGACGATGACCGTCTCCGAAAGTTTCAGTCAGATCGCCAGGCTCATTGCAATCATCGAGGTGACATCACCGTGAGACCCGACCTGCTCACATTCGCGTCTGGCCTCGCGGTCGGCGCGCTCGCGTGCTACCTCGTCGGCGCCCGCAACGGCGAGGATGTCGGCCGGCTGGTCGCGGAGACCGTCGAGACCTGTGACGCCATCGCCCGAGACGACATCGCCCGGTGCATCGACTCGTGCCGCGCCGGCCTCGACCTGCACACCGCCGCGCTCCGCGCCCTCGGTGACCGCTGCGTGCTCGCCGTGCCCGACCGCGACAATCTGCGCGTCGAGCGCATGCCGGAGTGGCTTGCACCATGACCACCGCCGAAGACCTGCGCCGCCTCCTGCCCGCGGAGCTGAAGACGTTCCGCGCCGAAAACGCGGGTGGTGCGTGACCGTTCCGACGATACCCGAGTGGTTGGCCGCGAACATCCGCGCGGAGGCTGCATCCATTGCGGACGACCTTCACGCATTGCCGGAGGGCACGCTCGTCGAAGTGGGCGGCGAGACCGTGGCCTACACCGGCCGCGTGCTCTCGATTCGGAAGGGCGGCGACCGCGTTGTCGGCGATCTGCGCCGGCCCGACGGAACGGCCGTCAAGTCCACGAACCGGCTGCAGGTCGTAGAGTTCCGCGTGAAGGTCTCCGGCGCCGTCACGGCCTCGGGGCATCTGGTCGCGTCCCTCGTCGCGAGGGTCGCGCCGTGACCGCGCGTCGGCTCGCCAGAGATGCCGACGTCTGCGAGGCGCTCGGTGTCAGCGAGCGCCACCTGCGCGCGCTCTGCGCCGCCGGCGACGCGGCCCGCATCCGCGCCCCCTATGGGCGCCCCGGGCGTTCTCGGCTCTGGACGGGCGACGAGGTGGCGTGGTTGGCTTGGGCGACGGAGGTTCAGGCATGGCGAGCGTCGAGCAGCGTGGAGACGGCTGGCGCGTCCGATGGCGGACGCTCGGAGGAGAGCCGCGCTCCCGGCAATGCCCGGACCGCCGCGCGGCCCGCGAGCTCAAAGCGGAGATCGAGCACGCCCAGGCCCTCGGGCGCGACTGGACGGCAGAGGCTGAGGGACGCGTTGGCCCGGGCCTCGACGACCTCTTCGCCGACGCCCTCGTCGATGCCGGACGCCGGCTGAAGGCGTCGACCGTCCAGCGCACCGAGACGGTCCTCGCGCTCTTCCTCTCCGCCCATCCGGACGCCACGCCGGCAGCGCTCACGGTGGAGACCCTCCACCGCTGGCACGGAACGCTGCTCGCTCGAGGACTCGCACGGCGCACCGCAGCCTCGTACCTCTTCGAGGTCGCCCACGTCTGGCGCTGGGCCTACGACTCCGATCGGTGGGGCTCCATCGTGCCGCGCCCGCGCAAGGTGGATCCGGGCCCCGTGCCGCCCCCGGCGCACGTCCAGGCTCCGGCCCTCGCCGACATCGACCGCGCCATCGCCGCTGCGGCGGTGGGATCGACCAGGCCTTCGTGGCCCAGACGCTTGATGCTCGTCGTCCGCTTCACGGGCTTGCGGGCCGGCCAGGCGTCGCGCCTGACCTGGACCGACGTCGACCTCGACGCACGGCGCCTCGTCGTGCGTCCCGAGCTGGGCAAGAGCCGGCAGGAGCAGCGCGGGCGCGCGCTCCCCATCCACTCCGCGCTCGCCGCCGAGATGGCTGGCTGGGGGCGCCGGGAGGGGCTCGTCGTGGACCTCCGTGGGAAGCCCGTCGACCATGCGCTGATGGCGCGCATCTACCGGGACGCCGGCGTCGAGACGCAGCAGCCGTTCCACGGCATCCGCCACGCCGTCGCGACCCACATGCGCCGGGCCGGGGTCTCGGAGGACGTCGTGGGGCGCCTCCTCGGGCACGGCGCGACCGTCACCGGGGCTCACTACATCGACCCGGCCGCCCTCTGGCCTGCGATGGTCGATGCCATCGCCACGCTCCCAGAATTGGGAGCCGCCGGTGTGACGGATCTGGACGCTCGGCGTGCACGCTGACGGCGCGTCGGTGTCCCTGGTGTGTCCACGAAAACGCGCTGTCGTCTGCGAGCCGCGCCACTGGCCGCTATTACGCGCGTTGTCGTCTTGTTCATGTTCAACATGATGGCGCGGTACCTGGCCACGGACGGGGCGGACCTCAGCGCGGACGGGTGCCTATCAAGTAACCGATGTTCTTGGGTTTTGCCCGTTCCTGAGCCGCGTCGAGACCCGGCGGCCGAGGACTAGAATCGGCACGAGACGGGGCTCGTCGGCACCGGTCGGCGGCGGTCGTGTGTCCGTGGTGTGTCCGGCACTCAGTCCCGCCGCGCCTGCTCGTGCTGCGCCTCTGCGCGCAGCATCTCGAGGATGCGCTCGGCCCGTGCTTGCACCTCCGCCATGTCCGGCGGGGCCGGCGCCGCGGCCGATGGGGGTGACGCCGGTCGCCGAGGCGGCGCATCCGATGGCGGCGCGACCGCGACACGGTGAGCGAGCACGAGCACGAGCAGGGTGAGCGTGGTCATCGGCGCCTCTCAACGGCCCGCTGTATCGCGTCCAGCGTGGCGGTAAGCCGGGCAGCGTCGGTCGCCCGGACGTCATTCTGCGCTTGAAGCGCCCGAATCTCGGTGCGGAGCGCAGCGAGCTCGACTGCCGTCGCCCGGTCTTTCTCAAGCGCCGCGACCCGGGCGGCCAGGCCGGGCGCGTATGGCGAGCCGTCGATGTCCCGGCGGAGGCCGTCGATTGCTCCGAGCACCTCCCAGCGCGCCAGAAGCGCGACTGCGACGGCCATCGCGACCGCACCGATGCCGCTGGCCACCTGCGCCGGGGTCAGGCGGACGCGCGAGGATGAATCGAGCGTGGTCGGCTGCTCGCTCATCGGACCGCCCCGACTGCCAGGACAACGCCGGCGCCGGCCGCGACCCCGACGAGCGCCCACGTCAGGCGCGACGGCGGCTCTGGGACCTCGCGCAGCAGGCGCGCCGCGCGGGCCTCAGAAGCTGCGCACCGGCGAAGCTCGGCGACCGCCGCGTCAACGTCCGCCTCGGCCTCGTAGGTCCGCCAGACGCCCGCCACGGGCAGCGCGCAGCCGGCCGGCAGCGAGACCGGCGACGAATCGCCCGGCGCCCAGGTCGGGCAGGATGCGAGCGCGG